AGACTACACGGAAGCAGAATTCACCCAACTTGTGAGTGAAATCTGCAGCGCTAAAGGCGGAGAAGCTCATCAGGATAAGTTGCTGGAAAACTTCATTTCGGTAAGTGAGCACCCTGAAGGTTCTGACCTGATCTTTTACAGTGAAGATAAGGACGCAACACCTGTCAAGATTGTCGCCGCTGTTAAAGCATGGCGCAAAGCCCACGGTAAGCGTGGCTTCAAGTCATAAATTATAAAGCCTCCTCACGGGGGCTTTTTTGTGACCATCACAAGGCGCATTTACGAGTGCGTCTGATGATGCTTTTTCTTCACTAAGATAAATCCGATTGGTAATGTATCACCTCCACTTATGAAAAGGAGGTTGTATGTTAGATGGTTATTTTGGTGTAAGTAGCAGCTCAGAAAATACTACTGAACGCAGGAAAAGGCTTTTAGCTGTACAGGCAGCAGTTGAGATTGTTAAAGCTTCCGTTAGCGCATCATCAGAGCACCCAAGAAGTGATAGGGTTGAAGATAGCCTAAAGGGTGCAGCAGACAAGATCGAATATTTAGCAGATGCCATTCAAAAGGCGCTTGATAAATGAAACAACCGCCTCCGGGCGGTTTTTTACTGGAGGCGGCAACTAATGCTTAGGGTTTAGGTCGCTTTGGCGTAAGAGTAGGTTGTTTTTTAATAAAGTCTTTTATTATTTCATCTGCTAACGGGCCCGTAATCAGTTTGCCGTTAAGGTAGACAGCAACAGGCTTACCGTCTACTACCTCAATGTCATATTCGATACCTTTGTATGTATGCTTTTCCATTAACGTTTCCATGTTTCATATATATGAGAAGAAAATATGGCACTCACCGACAAACAAGAAATGTTCTGTCGCGAGTACCTCATCGATTTGAACGCCACGCAAGCGGCAATTCGGGCGGGGTATAGCGGCAACACCGCCCGTAAGATTGGTAGTGAAAACCTCACAAAACCAGACATCGCGCAACGCATCATTGACCTTAAATCAAGTCGAAACGAAAGGGTAGAGATTAACGCAGATTACGTGCTCCGACGCTTGGTTGAAATCGACGAGATGGATGTTCTCGACATCCTGAGAGATGACGGTGGACTGAAGATGGTTCACGAATGGCCGAAGATATGGCGCACCACGCTGAGCGGGCTGGATATTCTCACTACCGTCACAAATTTCGATGAAACGACGATGGAGAACATTCTAAAGAAAATTAAGTGGCCCGATAAAGTCAAAAACCTTGAGTTGCTAGGTAAACACATTAGCGTGATGGCATTCAAAGAGCAGGCGGCGCACGAGCACACTGGCAAGAACGGCGGCCCGATTGAAGTGGCGGCACTGACTAAAGACGAATACAAAGCTGCGCGGCGGGAGATGCTGGAGGATGACGACTGCTGAGCAGAAGAATTATGCGCGCCGGTTAGAATGTGAAGAGGATGGCCTGTATTACGCCCGCTACTTCTTTAAGCAGCGCACTGGCGGCAAGATGATTGTTGCACCTCACCATGAGGCTATACAGCAGACGCTGGATCGCGTCATCAGTGGTGAGATAACCCGACTGATAATCAACGTGCCGCCCGGTTATACAAAAACCGAACTGGCGACCATCAACATGATGGGCCGAGGGCTGACGCTCAATAACCGCGCTCGCTTCATGCATCTGTCGTATTCGCACAACTTGGCACTACTTAACTCATCTACCGCACGCGGCATGATTAAGTCGAAAGCCTACCAGAGCATGTGGCCGATGGAGCTGCGCGATGACGCAGACAGCAAGGCGATGTGGTGGAACGAGTTTGGCGGCGGAGTTTATGCATCATCCGCTGCCGGTCAGGTAACGGGGTTCCGTGCCGGTCATATGGAACCGGGCTGGCAGGGTGCATTAATTATCGATGACCCGGTTAAGCCTGATGACGCTTACAGTGAAACCGTTCGAGACGGCGTAAACAATCGCTTCAACGAAACCATCAAGTCACGTCTGGCGATTGAAACAACGCCGATGATCGTGATTATGCAGCGTATTCATTATCACGATCTGAGCGGCTACTTGCTGCGGGGTGGCAGCGGCGAAGAGTGGCATCATCTGAATCTGCCGGTGATTATCGATAATAGCCAGTCATACAGCGCGCTTTATCCGGAAAACACTCACGCGATACCGATTGATCATGGCTTGCCAGATGGCTGGCTATGGCCGTTCAAACACAATGAAATTCATCGTATGTCGTTGTTCTCTCATCGTCGCACCGCTGAAGCTCAGTACATGCAGAAGCCTCGCCGCTTCAACGCTGAGGGTGCGCTGTGGAACGAGGCGATAATATCCGGCGCTCACGCGCTGCAAATCGCTTTAGAAGCAACACGTACCGTTATCGCGATTGACCCTCAGGCAGTGAATAACGAAGACAGCGATGAAACCGGTATTGTAGCCGCCAGCTCATACGGAAAAGGCAATGAGCGCCTGTTCTCAGTCGATGGCGACTACTCCGGTAAGTTCTCACCAAACGGCTGGGCTAAAAAAGCAATATGGGCTTACAACGAGCACCTCGCCGAAGTGATAGTAATCGAAACCAACCAGGGTGGAGACATGGCTGAGGATACATTGCGCAATGCGGGGTTTACCGGACGCATTATCCGTGTTCACGCCAGCAAAGGTAAATACGCCCGCGCTGAACCAATTTCTGCTTTGTATGAGCAGGGGCGGGTGGCACATCGCGGCAACCTCTACACGCTGGAAAATCAGCTCATGGAGTACGTGCCTGCCACCGCTAAAAAATCACCTGACCGCCTTGATGCGCTGGTCTGGGCCATCACCGAACTGTTCCAGCCGAAGGGCGTAACTGTAAGACCTTTCTCTGCCTAACCGGAAATCATAATGAGTAATGACGTTCGCAAGCGGTCTGCACAAATCGAGGCCATTGCCGGTTGCTGGCCGATGATCGCCGCTCTGCTGGGCGGCACCTCAGCCATGCGTGATGCGGGCAAAACATATCTGCCAAAGTGGCCCAATGAAGATGAGGGCTTTTATAAAAACCGCCTCGCTACGGCCACGCTGTTTCCGGCGTTCTCTCGCACCGTGGAGGTGCTCAGCGGTAAGCCATTTTCGCGCCCGATTTCATGGGATGAGAAGAAGGTGCCTGAGCGCATTCTGCAGATGTTCCCTGATATCGACCAGCAGGGTACCAACCTGCATTCTTTCCTGGCTGATATCTGCGAAGAGGTAGTTGCTAATGGCATCTGTGGAATTCTGGTTGAGCACCCGCCAACCGAAGGCAATCTGTCGGTAGCAGAAGAGAAGCGGCGTGGCCTGCGTCCTTACTTTGCGAAAATCGCGGCAAACAGCCTGCTTGATTTCGACTCGAAGCGCATCGACGGACGTGAAACTTTTACCATGCTCCGGTTTGTGGAGATGGTGAGCGAGCGCGATCCGGTAAATGAGTTTGTCGTGAAGGAAACTGAGCAGGTCAGGGTGCTGAATCCCGGACGCTGGCGCACCTATCGTGAGAAGCCAAATGCAACTGGTGTAATGGAGTGGCAGCTGCATGAGGAGGGCAAAACCAGCCTGAATAAAATCACGTTTGTGCCTGTCTACGGTGATAAGCGCGGGTTCATGCAATCCCGACCGCCGCTGGCACAGCTCGCCTTCCTCAACATCGAACACTGGCAGTCACGCAGCGATCAGCAGACTATTTTGCATGTTGCCCGCGTGCCGATTCTCTTCGGCCGTAAGCTTGGTGATGCACCAATCACGGTAGGTGCCGCAAACGCGATTGTTTCCGATGAAGATGATGCCGACCTCAAATATGTTGAGCACACCGGCAAGGCCATTGAAGCCGGGCGTACCGACCTGCGCGACCTCGAAGATCTGATGCGTCAGATTGGCGCTGAGTTGCTTGTAATCAAGCCGGGACGGCAGACGGTAGCCCAGACCGTTGCTGATAATGAGGCGGGCACCTGCGCTTTACAGCGCATTGTTGGCGACCTCACCGATGCGGCTAATCAGGCGCTGCAGTATGCTGCGGAGTGGATTAAAGAAAAAGACGGTGGCACGGTCACCATCTTCAGAGACTTTGGGGCTGCCACGCTTGCCGAAGCCTCAGCAGCTCTGCTGATGGATATGAATGTCGCCAATGCACTATCAAACGAGACGCTGTTTAACGAAATGCAGCGTCGTGGACTGATAGACATTGAGCTGAATTGGGCGGACGAAAAATCTCGTATCGATAAGCAGACGCCGCGCCCTGGCGATATCAAAACCACACTGACCGGCTAATTGACCAGCCGGATGAATACAGGCTCATGCTCACGCATGGGCCTTTTTTATTGCCGAAATCTGCGGATGCGGAACGGCGCAACGGGCCGGATGGCTCACCGATAAGGTTGGATAACCCGCTATGAAACTGAAACTCGACGAGAACGGCAATGTGGTCGTATCCGATGGCAAGCCTGTCTATGTGCATGATGATGGCAAAGAGGTGGCTTTCGACGCTGCAGGAACCGTACAGACGATTTCCCGTCTGAATGGTGAAGCAAAGTCACACCGTGAGGCTAAAGAGGCTGCTGAAGGCGCTTTGAAAGCGTTTGAAGGCATCTCCGACCCCAAAGCGGCAATCAAAGCCCTCGAAACCATCAAAAACTACGACGACAAAAAGCTGGTGGATGCCGGTGAAGTCGACAAGGTCCGTGCAGAAGCGATCAAGGCAGTTGAAGAGAAGTATGCGCCCATCGTTAAAGAGCGCGACGACCTCAGCGGCCGACTGATCGCCGAGAAAGTGGGTGGAAGCTTTGCCCGATCGAAGTTCATTGCCGACAAGCTGAACATTCCGGCCGACATGGTGGAATCACGCTTCGGCTCAAGCTTCAAACTCGAAGGTGACAGCGTCATCGCTTACGACAAGTCAGGTAACAAGATTTTCAGCGCAAGTAACCCCGGTGAGCCGGCTGGTTTCGATGAAGCGCTGGGAATTCTCGTCGAACATTACCCGTACAAAGATCAAATCCTCAAAGGCACCGGCGCATCTGGCGGCGGCTCCAATGGCGGCAATGGTAATACGGGCGGCAAAACAATTAGCCGTGCACAGTTTGAGTCGCTCAGTCCTCAGGACCAGAGCAGCCAGATCGGTGCTGGCGTCACTATTACTGATTAACAGGAAAACCTTGAATGGCTAACAACCTCACCGGCCTTATCCCTGATCTGTTCGCGGCGCGCGACATCGTTTCCCGTGAACTGACCGGTTTTATCCCTGCTGTAACGCTGGACCCTTCTGCCGAACGAGCTGCGGTGGGTGAAGCAATCCGCATCCCGATTGCACCCGCTGCTGCTGCGCAGGATGTCGTTCCCGGTCAGCTGCCACCAAACACCGGTGACCAGAACATCGGTAACACGCCATTCACCATTCAGAAGTCTCGCATGGTTCCTTTCCAGTGGACCGGCGAAGAGCAGAAGGGTGTTAACAACGGCCCCGGCTACGCCAATATCCGCCGTAATCAGATTGCGCAGGCGATGCGTACTCTGGTGAATGAGATGGAATCAGATCTCGGCAAGCTCGCGCTCATCTCTTCTCGTGCGGCGGGTACTGCCGGTGTCACTCCTTTTGCGAAAGACCTGAGCGACACTGCACAGGTTCGTAAAATCCTCTCTGACAATGGCGCGCCGCTGAGTGAGCTGCAGGCCGTAATTGATACTACGGCAGGTGCGAATCTGCGCACGCTGGCTCAGCTTACTAAAGCGAACGAAGCCGGCACCGACGAGCTGCGTGCTCAGGGTACCCTGCTGGAACTTCACGGCTTCAAAGTGCGTGAATCCGCTGGCGTGGTTACGCATGCTCCGGGCACTGGCGCGAGCTATGTCACCAACGGCGCGCTGACCGTAGGCACCACCGTGATCCCGGTACAGACTGGCACCGGCACCATCTTGGCTGGCGATATCATCACTATCGGTAACTATAAGTACGTTGTGACCAGCGTCCTGTCAGGTGGCTCTCTGACTATCGGCGCACCGGGCCTGCGTGAGAATGTAGCGACCGGTGCCACCGTTACGCTGGCGGCCAGCTTTACGGCTAACTTCGCGTTTAGTCGTTCGGCCATCCTGCTAGCAACCCGTGCGCCCGCACTTCCGCAGGAAGGCGATATGGCTGATGACCGCATCACCATTACCGACCCGCGTACCGGCATGGCGTTCGAAGTGTCAATGTACCGCCAGTACAAGCGCGTGCATTACGAGATTGCTGCTGCATGGGGCTGCGCCAACATCAAGCCTGAGCACACCGCACTGCTGCTGGGCTAATGCTTAACCCGCCGGGAAACCGGCGGCGTCAATCCGGAGATAAACATGGCTAAGAAAGCTGACGGAACCGAAGGCAACACGCCAGAGGTAATCACCGAAGGTAGTGAAATTACAACTGGCTCGTGTGCCGGAACTGAAACTGAACTACAGGCAGCAGCATCCGTTGCGTTTGTAACGATGGTGCGTGATCCGGAAGTTCACCCGGCACCGCACACCGCTCAGGTGCATCCTGAAGAAGTGAAAAACTACTACTCAGGTGGCTGGGCGGTAAAACAGGAAGAGGCTGAATAATGCTGACTGCCGGTCAACTTGTGGATGTGCGCCGATTTATGGGCTATCCGATGCAGGGTGATATTCCTGCCACGGATACCAGCGATATGGCTTACGGCTGGGTATCCTCAGGTGCCTGGCAGACGCTTTATCACCGCCTTTCAACGTTGAGCGCTGAGGAAGAGGCCGTGGTGGTGAACTATGTCACCACGTTAAAAACGCTCGAATCAGCCATTACTGGCGCGGGTGACAACCTCGATACGGATCAGGCGGCGGTCTGGAAGCGAAACACCAACGAAGTGCGCGACCGCACGCGGCTGTTCAATCAGTGGCGTCGCGAGTTGTGCGGCTTCATTGGCATCGCGCCCGGGCCTGCGCTTGGTAACGGGACCACGCAGATAGTCAGGTGCTGAAATGGATGCTGCAAAGCTGAGAGAGAAGGTTTATATCGGCTACGGAAAGGCGGCAAAGCGTATCGGGTATAGCGCCCAGCAGTATCGGGCAGCCAGCGCATTCAATCCTCTCGAAACTGATTCTCTGCAGACGCTGCCAGCTTCTTTCACCACGAATTTCACCTATAGCGCACCCAACAAATACGGACAGGCCACCTGGCTGGGCGTGTTCGACGGGCGCAAGTTTGCCCCAGGTGATTTTCTGGTATCGCCGGAAGATGGCACGTTCTTCGTGGCCGTTATGCAGACCACGCTGCCAATTTACTGTGTGCAGGTCAATCGCACTATCAGAGTGCTGAGAACGTCGCAGGCACCCGGCAGTGGCGGTGTGCAGGGTTACGGCGGCACAACGGCCGCAAATGAAGTGGCGATTATGTCTGGATGGCCTGCGAGCATTCTGCAGGGAACAAAAGGGGAGAAAAGCCCCGTCAATCTGCCCGCTTATGCCAAAACGCCATGGTACGCGATCCTGTTTCCGAACTTCGGCGACATCGTTTTGCGCACCAGTGACATCATCACCGACGACATTGGCCGCCGATACGTCATTTCCAGCGCTGAGCTTACCGATATGGGCTGGCGCTTAACCGCAATGCAGGCACTGGTGTGATATGGCTGATTCATCTGATGTAAGCAACACGATTGCCGGGATGATCGCCTCCACGGTGTACCCAAACGGCACATCGGAACCCAGCATCACCGGCTCTACCATCAAGATTTACCCTGGCTGGCCCGTCCCTAACGTGCTTCAGGAGGATATCAACGCCAGTGGTGCACATATATCTGTCTGGGCGCTACCGTCTGAAAGGAAGATTGGTAGTGAGTTAGGCAGGCCTTACCGGGTGGTTGAGAAGGGCGAGCCGCCGATGATTGCCACCGTTGACGGGTTAATCATCACGTTGTCTGGCTCCGTTTCAGTGCCAACAAACGTGTATTTCCTGATTGATGGCGCTGGATATCACTATCCGGTGCAGGCGGGTGACACCATGACGACTGTTGCCACTGCGATGGCGAACCAGATTCCGGGTGCGATCAGCAGCGGTGCCGTAATTACATTGGTAAGTGGTAGTTCTGTTATCGCTCGTACTGGCGGCGTTGGTACAGCGGTGCGTGAGCTGCGCAGGCAGGCAAAGGATTTCCAGATTACCATCTGGGCACCCACACCGGCCATGCGTGTGCTTATCGCATCAGTTGTTGACGCTATGCTGTCTGAATCCAGCAACATATCGCTGGGTGACGGTGCGCCATCAATGCTGTTTTACACCCGACAGTTTGATACCGACGCCAGTGAAAACTATCTGGTATACCGGCGCGATCTGATTTACACGGTCAATTTCGCCACCACTCAAACCATTGCTGCGCCGCAGGTCGTCGCGCCTGTTATGCACGTCACTGACGCCTCTGGCAACCTGATTAAAACCCTTCTGGAGTAACCATGGCTGACACCGATAGCTCGCAGACTGCAACTGCTGCAACTACCGCAGCGGCGACGACCACTGCCGCAAAAAATGAAACGCTGGGATATATTCTCGTCGTTCGCATCGCCTTTGCTGATTATCAGATTGGCGAAGAAATCACAGATGTCGCCACCATCAAAGAAATTCTTGGTGGTGATCAGGCTGTCTATGTGATTAAACGCGCCGCGTAATTCACCTCAGTCTCAACCAGACCCGCCTTAATGGCGGGTTTTTTATTGGAGAAGAACATGCCGGTTTATCAAGCAGGCAGTCTGAACACCTCTGCGCTCACAGCACCTGATTTGTATGTGCAGGTGATTGCGCCGAAAACCCGCTATATCAATGGCGTGGCAACTGATGGACTTGGCCTTGTCGGTATTGGCAGCTGGGGACCGGTAAACAGCGCATTCCTGATTGGTTCCGACACCGATCAGGCGCTTTATCTGGGTTCACCTCAGGTGCGCAAATACGACCTGACTACTGCCGTAGCTATTTCGCTGCAACTTGGAGCATCTAATCTGCACTGTGTGCGCGTCACTGACGGTACAGACGTAGCTGCGAGTGTCGCACTCAAAGATGTTGCAAGCACACCAGCCACAGGCCTGACCCTCACAGCGATTTACACCGGCACGCGCGGCAACACGCTGCAGGCAGCAATCACTGCCGGTACGGCGGTTAACTCGTACAAATTGACGATTAACTTGCCGGGCCAGAGCGCTGAGATTTTCGATAACATCACCGGCACGGGCCTTGCCCTCTGGCAGAATATCGTCAGCGCGGTAAACAACGGACAGACAAGCGTTCGCGGGGCCAGTCAACTGGCTGTTGCTAACGTGGGCGCCAGCACCGCACTGCCTGATGTGACCAAAACCTATACTATGGCAGGCGGCACCGATGGCGTGACAACCATCACTGATTCGACACTGCTCGGCACTGATGGCACCAGCACCACCCGTAAAGGGATGTATGCGCTGCGGGGCACCAATTCGCAAGTGATGAACCTTGTCGATCTGACAGACAGCAGCGCGTGGCCGACTATAGCAACTTTCGCAACTGCTGAAGGTTCGTTTGCAATCAGTCAGGGCGCATCCGGCACCACATACTCAGCTCTGAGCACGCTGCTGAATAACGCCGGTATAGATGACTGGCATTTCAAAGCGATTGTGGGCGACTGGCCTTACTGGAAAGACACTGTCAACGGTGTGAATCGTATGATCGCTCCGGCAACGTTCGAAGCGGCCAATATTGCCGCCCGGTCACCGCATATCTCTACCCTGAACAAGCGCATCAGCAACATCATTGCTACTCAGCGCCAGTTAGCAAATCAGCCTTACTCGATCTCCGAAATCGGCGCTATCAACTCGGCACGATTGGACGTGATTACTAATCCATGTCCGGGCGGCAATTACTTCGGTATGCGTTCTGGACGAAACTCCAGTTCGGTGCAGAGTCAGAATGACGATACCTACACCCGCATGACCAACTACCTGTCACTGACCATTGCTGCGAGCTTCGGTGACGTAGTGGGCCAGAACCATACCACTGAACTTCGACGCGAGACGAAGAGCACCATTGAGTCCTTCCTCTCAAACCTTGAACTACAGGGCATGATTGGCGATCCGAATGGCGGCGCGGCGTTCTCGGTGAAGATTGATGCATCGAACAACCCCGACTCACAGGTTGCGCTTGGCTACATGGTAGCTGACGTTCAGGTCAAATATCTGAACGTAGTGCGCTACTTCCTGGTGAATCTGGAAGGCGGCGGCAGCGTAACGGTCGCGGTATCTAATAACGCTTCAAGTTAAACATAACGGCCCTGTGTAAATCAGGGCCTATTCTGGAGTAATAAAATGCCTCAATTAGGGTACAGCTTAGGGCGCGATATTGCCGTGGATATCACCACGCCAGCCGGTAAATTGCGCCTGCCTAAAGTTACAAAATTCACCTCCAAGCCCAACATCTCCACCAATAAAATCACAGCTCTTAATGGGGTCACTGATACCCTCCAAAGCCCCACAGGTTGGGAAGGGACCTTTGACTCCGAGCGAATGGATTCCACGCTTGACGATTTCTGGGCGCATTGGGAAGAAAACTATTTTAACGGCGTCGATCAACAGGCTGGTTCAATTACCGAAACCATTACCGAGCCAAATGGTTCTGTGAGCGTTTACCGTTATGAGACTGTCTCCTTCCACCTGACTAACCCAGGTGATAAAGAAGGTGACAAAACTATCAAGCAGTCACTGGCATTCACTGCCAATCGCCGCAAAAAAGTGAACTAAGGATAAAAAATGGCAAAGGTAACAGTGCACGAAAATGACCAGCCGACAGCGGCGGTGGCAGAAGTAAAATCTAATCAGGTGAAAGACGCCAAAGGCCGTCTCATCAGCATGCGCGAGCTGGACCCGGTTCAGGAGTCCCGCCTGACCGTGGCAGTCGGCCCGGAAATGGCAATGAACGTGATGTATATGAACTTGTATGCTTTCCCGGTTGCTGCCGTAGCGGAAATTGATGGTGATGATTATCCGGTTCCGCAGAACCCTAAGCAGGTCGAAACCATGCTGGCCATCCTCGGTAAGCATGGACTTAAGGCTGCATCATCCTGGTTGCGCGAAAAGTCTAAAGAAGATGATGAGGCAACGGAAGCCGCAGCAAAAAACTAGCGCAGAACCCCGAATTTGTTAACCAGTGCTGGCTGATGAAATCCGGGGTTCCTTTCAGCGTGATTTTCTCCGGCCTCAGCGAACTATTACCACATGAGCGAATCGCAATGGGTGTAGTTATGCGGGAGTTTGAGGGCGGTCGTTACAACTGGAATACAGGTAAATGGGAGGAGGCTAGCTGATGGACCTTGATATGTTAGCGCGGGAGATGTCGTTCGCCTCCGCCAAAATTGCTGCTGAGATTGAGGTTGGTTTCCGCGTCATCGTGAAAGAGATAGAGGAAACGGCGCGAGAAGAGATTGGTGAGTATCAGCCGGCAGTCGGCCCGTTTAATGCCTGGTCACCTCTTGAGGAGGCAACCAAAACAGCACGCATGCGCTCTGGTTACTCTGCTGACGAACCACTACTACGCTCTGGCGGACTGAGGGATACCATAGAGAGTGAGGTTGTTGGACTGACCGCAATTGTTGGCACGAAAAGCGAAATTGGTCTCTGGCAGGAAGTTGGAACAGATCGCGTTCCGCCGCGACCCTTCATCGGACCTGCTTATGTGCGTAAAGTTGACCCGTTAATGGAGTCGATTGGACTGGCTATTTCAAAGGGATTCAAGGCTTACTAAGTCATAGCCTTCTAATTAAGTTGCTTTTATTTATATTTTATGTAAAGTATTAGGTATGTCACGTAACAGACAACCATATTTTGCATCGCGGCGAGTTCGAATCTCCACGTATTGGCATCCTTAGACCCTACGTTAACTGTTTTGGCAGGTTACTCTGCCTATAAATTGATAAAAAGTTATATTAAATCGAAAAAAACAAAACGTCTGGAAAATAAGGAGTTCTCTATGAATGAAAGCACAAATAACTCACATAGCAATTTGTTTGAAACCACTATTTACAACGCATCTTGTGGGGTTCTAGGGAATGTCATTTACGAATTTGGAAAAGCGATGCCTGCTTAAATTAAACCCACCGATTGGTGGGTTTTTTATTTTGCATTAACTTGCGCCCTCTGCGTGCTAGTCTTTTCCAATCACACATGATGAAAGGAATTAGATGAAAAGCTTGATGTTAGCGATTATGGTAGCGTTAGCTCTGCCGGCATCGGCCGCTCAAATGTTTAAATGCAGCCTCACTCACAACCTCGATAATGGTGATGGCGATCTTTCAGTAGAGATTCTCAGCCGTGATGCAGCAGTGTTGGATACCGGCACTACATTCACCTTCTCAACTGATGGCAAAAATAAGATCACTAGCCCTGAGCTACATTCAGTGAAGTCGGAAGATGGTGAGACAGTATTGGCCGCAAAACATAACAATCTTTTGTTCGTGAAGCTGAAAAACTCTTATGTTCTACGGAATGATAAAGAGGGGTATGTCTTTGGCGAATGCGTTCCGGACAAATAGAAAAAACCAATTATTATACCCAGCTCAGGCTGGGTTTTTTTATGTCCGTAAAACGAGGTTTCTATGGATGTTCAGGCTTATCGCGTAGCCGTGCGACTCGCGCTTGATGACCAGATTACGCGCAATATGATGCAGGTTAGCCGTGACGCTATCGAACTGAATAAGAAGTTCGTTGAGATGGCAAAACACATCAAAGCAGTGACCAGCGCGACAAAGGAAGCTACTACTGCCATTCGTTCAATGAATCGTGCTCTAAGCGATCAATTTTCAGGCGCGTCGAGAGGTGCCCGCGAATATGCATCGGCGATGAGTAACGCTGCTAATAGCGCTCGAGAAGCGGCTGGTTCTGCTTCCCGCTTTAACCAGACATCGTCAAGCAGTGCACTGCCATTCCTTGCGGGCGGATTGATTTCCAATGCCGGGAGAAGTGGTCAGTATATTCCCAGAGAAAATGGCTATGGTAACGCGGGGCTCATTGGCGGGAGGGTTTTTGACGGTGAGCTTGCAAGAAGAGCGCTGCCGCCAGTTCAGCCGCTAGGAATAGGCTATAACGGTAATGGTTTAGCTGCGGCTGGCGTACTTGCTTCTGGCGGCGGACGTGGTGGTTATGGTAATGCGGGCGGAATGCTGGCATTACCTTCTCCATCAGGCGGCGGAGCTGGCTGGAAAAATGGAGTTCCGCCTGGCGGCTGGGGTGGTGGTGGCTCTGGAGATGGTGGCGGCGGCGGCCGTGGTGGAAGTGGGGGCGGACCTGGCAGAAGCTCACACTCAGATGGCACGACTAATCTGGCAACAGGCTATTTAGGCTTTAAGCTGCTGGATGGATTCGTTGATGAGGCCGCCAAATATCAGACCATGACTGAGAAATTTAATCAGTATGGGATGGGCGAGGCGGCTCGAAAGGATGCGGAGAGTTTCGCACAGACCACCAAAGTCCTTGGTACATCAACCACTGATATGCTGAAGTATTTCACTGAAGCGCAGGGTGTTTTTCGTGAATCTGGCGCTGCAACTCTCGATGAGCAGTTACGGGCAGCAAAAATGGCGGCTCCGGTTCTGGCTCGCATTAACTTTGCATCTCAGGGGCTTGATGAGCACTCGAAGGAGATGACGACAGCGAAGCAAATGGACATGCTTCGCTTTGTGGAGACGGCAGGTGGTCTGAAAAGCCCGCAACGCTTCAATGAGTTGATGGATGCAGGTTTTAAGGCGATCCAGTCATCAGGCGGTAACGTCGACTTTACCCAATATCGTCAGTTTATGGCTAAAGCAGGCACGTCAGCCTTTAATCTGAGTAACAAGGCGCTGTTTGCGGAGCTTGAGCCTATCATAGGCGAGCTGAAAGGTAGCTCGGCAGGTGATGCTCTCATGACGTCCTACAACCGGCTAAACGGTATCATTAAGCTGCCAAATCAGGTCACTCACGATTTAATGAAGATGGGCGTATGGGACGCCAGCAAGATTGAGCTTAATAAAATGGGTGGCGTTAAGCGATTCCTTGGTAATCCTTTGATCAACTCGCAGTTGTTCAGCCAGTCCCCGGTTGATTACTACGAGAAAATGATTCTTCCGATCTACCGCAAGAACAATTACACCGAAGATCAAATACAGCGCGAGAACGCTCTTATTTTTGGCCGTACCGGTGGCAAAATGTTCAACCTCATAGATAAGCAGCTGGCAACCATTCATCATTCTGTTGAGTCATATGGAATGGCGCGCGGTCTGAATGATGCCTACGGCGCAGTGGGCGGTACTTATAACGGTAAGGTTGTGGACTTCCAGAAGAAGTGGGAAAACCTGCAGCTGGTTATGGGCAAAGATGGAGGGTTGCTGGATACCTTCACCAAAGGCTTGGATGGCCTGACCACTGTAATGCAGCGGATGACTGAAATTGCACATAAGCATCCTGAGTTGGCGAAGTTTGTCGCACAGGCCGCACTGGCAGTCACTGGCCTTGCTGCGGTTAGTGGTGGTTTCTGGATCGTCAAACATGCAGCCGGCGCATTGATATCTCCGCTTAAACTTGCTAGCTGGGGTATCGACCTGCTGATAGGTCGCTCTGCAACAACCGGACTTACTGGACTTTCCACTGCTCTTGGTGGGCTTCCAGCGCTTATTACGGCTGTGATCGCTGCTGCACTTTACCCAACAAGCACCGCTTCTCAGACTCAGGAAAACGCTGAGATTATGAGATTGGGCCGTCAGAATTCTGAGGATAGCGGCGTTACTTACAAGCCGTGGTCACCAACTCAGGCGGATTTTGATAAGCAACGTGCCAGCGAGCAATCCTACCGCAAAACAGGAAAGTATCCTGCTATCCCTCCAGTCAGTGGCAACAATGCTAATCAGCCAGTAAATCTGATGATGACGCATGAGGGCCGTCAGGTGTTGGTGGCAACTGTGGTTAGCGGCATGAGCAAACAGGCCACTAAAGCCCCTGCATCTACCAGCGCCTACGACTCATCAATGCTGATGGTCTATCCGGGTCAGGTAAGCAAAGCCTCAACTCAATAACGGAGTATCCATGTCTTTCACAAGCGCCCTGAATAACTTCGCGCAGGGGTTAGATCCGACCGTCGCCCGCCTGGTGCTCGGAGATTTCGAGTTTCTTGATTTCGAAGTCCCTGAGCGCCTTGCGCTGCCCGGTCGGCAAAAGACAGTTCTGCATCAGATGGTCGGTGGAAAGCGCGTCATTGACGTTCTGGGCGTCGAGTATGACCCTCTGGCATGGTCAGGTGTCATTACCGGCTCTCAGTCAGGTGAACGTGTTAAAGCCCTTGAGAGGATGCGCGACGCTGGTGAGAAATTAACCCTGACGCTGGATGATTACAGCTATTCGGTTGTCATCACCGCATTTACGCCAGTGTATGAGTTCATTTATCGCAGGCCTTACACCATTGAAGTGGCAATAGTCGCGAACAATGCTTCCCCGCTTAAAGTTGATGCGCTGACTGGTGCACTACAGGGGCTGCTGGACAGTGATATCGGGCAGGCTATGGGCCTGTCTGACATCATTGATGTCTCGACAGTGGCCAGCGCAGTTACCACGGTACAAAGCGCCGTAAAAGAGGTTACCGACTTCGCCCATGCTACCGTTGAGCAGGTGCAGGCGGTTGTCAGGCCGATTATCGCTGCACAGACCATCGTTCAGCAGCAGTTATCGCAGCTTGAATCTGCAGCTAGCGACATTACCACTCTCGGTGGGCTGGTACCCGGCAATCCGATATCCACTACAGTGAGTAACTTGCTCAGTCAGGCCGATCAAAGCACACGTATTCCGGCACTATATAGCCTTCAGAATGTGCTCGGTCGCCTGAATAAAAATGTGAGTTCAGGTCAGACAGCGGATGGCGTGCGAACTGTTACTCAGTCTGGAGGCAATCTCTACCAGGTAGCCTCCGACCAGTACGGTGATGCTTCGCTATGGAGCAGCATAGCTTCTGCTAACGATCTGACTGACCCACAACTGAGCGGCATCAACACACTGACTATTCCAGCCAACCCGACGAGTTAGCCATGGACGTAAACAACCCGATAGTTGAATCCAGCGCCCGCCATATCAGCGGGCGTTGTCGTTTAAATGGCACTGAAGTTCCGTTTGTCGCATTTAGCGTGGAAAGCAATTCGTTCCGGGGAGCATCGACGTTTGACCTGACACTGGCAATTTCCGCATTGCCGGCCAGCATGCAGATGCTCAACTGGTGGGCGGTTCAGACGACGATTAAGGTCGAGCTGTACGCGTCAATCATCACGCAGTCTGGCACTGATGAGAAGAAGCTAATCGCCGGTAATATCGATAACTGGCATTACGACCCGGCGCGCTTCGAGATTTCAGCTGATGGCCGCGACTTCACCGCTCTGCTAATTGATGCTAAATCAGCCGGTGAAAGCTTCAAGAACTACACCAGTTCGCAGATAGCAACAATGCTTGCGCAGCGCCATAGTCTGACGCCGGTCGTCACTGCTACCACGCAACGTTTTGGTGAGTTTTACCAGATTGACAGTGCGCACCTTACCGGCGAACAGACAGAGTGGGACCTTATCACCACGCTGGCGGGCATTGAGAACTTCTCAGTGTATGTTGACGACGACAATCTCTATTTTGAGCCGATTAAAGACCAAGCGAAGACTGATAATTACGTCATTCGCTGGCAGCCGCCCGGCGTACTGGCTTATCCGCAGTGCAATACCTCGGATGACCTGTCATTTTCCCGCGCGCTAACGATTTCCAAAGGTGTGACTGTCGAGGTTCTGAGCTGGAATGCAAAGCGGAAGAATAAGCAGTTCATTGCCTCATATCCGAAGGCTGCGAAAGGCACTACGCCGGGTAATTCCACAGCGAAAACTCAGGTCTACCGGGTTATCCGTAATGGCTTGTCACCTGAATCAGCTTATGGGCTGGCGCAGACCATTTACCGCAATGTGGTGCAGCATGAGATGAAGTTCAGCGGCTCTACGGCGGGAGATAATCTTTTGACGCCGCAGACTCTGGTGAGAATTGAAGGGACGCAAAGCCCGTTTGACCAGCTTTACTGGTGTGACAGCGTGCGCCGGTCATTAAGTTGGGAAAATGGTTATACGATGAGCCTGACGGGAAAGAATCACAGCCCGGCGCTGGAGGTGACGCAATGAGAGCATTGCTTAACGCGATGTCGGGCGCAGCACAGCAGACATCGGCAGGTGACAGCGGAACGCGACAGGGAATCATCACTGCCTACGACCCGGCAAGCTATGTGGTTAAGGTTCAGTTGCAGCCAACAGGAGAGGAAACGGGCTGGATACCGCTCAGCTCTCCGTGGGTGGGTAGTGGGTGGGGGCTGGCGGCGGGCCCTATGATCGGCGCTGTTGTTGAGGTGGAATTTGATTCCGGCCTCATGGGTGCTGGCATGGCTGCAGGGCAATATTACAACGATATTGACCGCAGCCCTGGTCCGCCGTCTGGTGAGTTCTGGCTGGTACACAGCAGTGGCTCGCTGCTGAAATTCATGAACAGCGGTGAGGTGCTACTCAGCGCAAAGGCAAAAATTACCTACGACGCGCCAGCGCACCACTTCACCGGTGGTGACGTGACGATGGATAACAACCTCATTGTTGTGAAAGATATCAGTGACAACAATGGCACTTACGGCACGGTGCAGAAGATTCGCATCACCTATAAAGGCCACACTCATCCTGAAAATGGCGACGGCGGCGGTACTACCAGCAAGCCAAACCAGCAACTCTCATAGCGGTGACACATGTACGACATTTACCACTATACGGGCGGTGACCTGAGCACCTCGCCTGCGGGCGATCTTCGGCCTGTCACCGGAACGGAAAGGGGAAAGCAGCGAATACTACGCCGCCTGATGACCAATCCCGGCGAATACGTTTTCCATCCGGACTATGGCGCGGGGCTGGGACAAAAGGTTGGGCAAAACGTCAATCTCAACGAATGGAAGGCGCTTATCAGCGGCCAGATGCTGCTTGAGGAAGCGGTAGCATCAAACCCTGCGCCATCCATCAGCCTGTCACTCATCGAGGGCGGGGTCAGCGTCTCAGTAAAGTATACCGACGCAACCTCCGGCACACCGGAAACTCTCAGCTTTGACGTAACGAGGTAAAACGTGGCATCACTCAATACTAAAACTTTCGCCACACTGGTCAGCGATCAGGTTACTGCGATGCAGGCTAAAGCCGCTGGTCTCGTCGACCTAGCAATAGGAAGCATCCTGCGCGCGCTGGCCGAATCGAATGCTGGCGTTGCGATGTGGATTCAGCAGCTTATAGTGAATCTTCTGGTGGTAACCCGCGCAGCCACTTGCTCGGGCGATGATCTGGATTCATGGATGGCTGATTTCAGCTTCACTCGGCTCTCAGCAGTACAGGCGACAGGTCAGGCGACGTTCAGCCGGTTTACGGCAACGAATCAGGCGCTAATTCCTGTCGCGTCAGGCGTGACCACTACAGACGGTACCCTGGCTTATTCTGTAATTGCAGACACGACTAATACAGCGTACGACTCCACGCAGTCCGGATACGTGATTGCCGCCGGGGTGAGCTCTTTGTCAGTCCCTGTACAGGCAGATACCGCTGGTGCGGCGGGTAATGCGCAGGCTGGCACAATCACCGTCATCTCTGGCTCAATCCAGTATGTGGACACGGTGACAAACATTGCCACGTTTGTGAACGGTGAGGATGCAGAGTCAGACGATGATTTCCGCGCCCGGTTCGTGCTCTGGATTGCTTCACTTTCCAAAGCGACAAAGGCCGCGATTGGCTATGCACTGAGCAGCATGCAAAGCGGCGTCACATATACCCTGACCGAGAATTACGCCTACAACGGCACCGCGCAGCCCGGCTATTTTTATGCGGTTGTTGATGATGGAAGCGGCACACCATCCAGCACATTTATCAGTCAGGCGTATGCAGCTATTGATGCTGTGCGTGGGTTCACCATTGCGTTTGGCGTATTTCCTCCAACAGTAGTAACGGCGAATGTGGCGCTGGTCATCACTACGGACTCATCAGGCGATCATGCCACCATCGTTGCGCTGGTTCAGGCGGCAATTCAGGAGTATATCGCCAGCCTGTCGCTGGGCCAGTTACTGGCTTATACGCAACTGGTCAAGGTGGCCTATGGTGCCAGCTCGCTTGTAACGAACGTCACGTCTCTTACACTAAATTCCGACACCGCCGATCTGTCTGCTTCCGCAAAGCAGGTCATTCGCGCTGGCACAATCTCGGTGAGCTAAATGGCAACAGGCGATCAAGACGACATTTATAAGCGCTTGAAAGGGCTACTTCCTCCCGCCTGGTTTGGCGACATCAGCCCGCTTCTGACTGGCGTAATCACTGCCTGTGCTAACGCGCTGGCATGGTGTTACTCACTTTATCTTTATGCAAAGCTTCAGACGCGTATTAGTACCTCCACAGGTGGCTGGCTGGATGTGACAGCATTCGATTTTTTTGGGAAAAGCCTGCAGCGTGCTGCAGGTCAGTCGGATGATCTTTTCAGAAACCAGATAAAGATAAACCTTTGTCGTGAGCGTGGAACGCGACAGGCCATTATCGATATTCTGAAAGACCTCACAGGCAATACACCTGCCATCTTTGAGCCACAGCGCCCACTGGATACGGGTTCATATGGCGGCCCGATGATTGGATACGGCGTTACGGGTGGGTATGGCTCTCTGATGATTCCCTATCAGGCATTTGTTATTGCTTACAGGCCAAAAGGCACGGGCATTCCCTACGTTGCTGGATATCAGACAACGCCAGCGGGATACAATAGCCCGTCGAGAGGACAGTATGCTTCACAGGAAATGGTTACAGGAAAAGTCACGGATGCGCAGGTCTACGAAGCCGTAGCAGCAGTGAAAATGGAAGGCACTATCGTCTGGGTTAAAATGCAGTGACATGAGGCCCCTTAAGTAAGTGGGCCTTTTTTGTGGCTGATGACTATCAGGCGCGGAAGGCGAGATAACTGGCGAAAGGGTGAAGAAAACCCGGCCGGAGCCGGGTTAAGCTTAAGCTGATTCTTCTTCACGAATTCTGTTAATGGCTTCAGCTAGTTTCTTGCGCGATTTATCGTCCCAATCTTGTGTTGGGCGACCAATTGGTGCGCATGGTGTGATTGAACCATTTACAAGCATTTGACGAACATCAGCAACTTCTTGTGCACTGATAGAAACGTGTGGCGATTGTGGGTTTTTGGTGTCCATTATAAGCCCCCTCTGCAATAGAGCTTGATTAACTTCACTTATGGCATGAACGGTGTTTTCTAAGTCAGCCTTAGCACTGAGAAAATCAATAAATCTTACCGTCCCACCGGAATAAGGGTCGACTGTTTTTGCTGAGTCGATTGCTGTTCTTGCACAATGACTGTGCAACCAGTTTTGTGCGGCCGACCCGCTACCGGAACCTGAAAAAACAGCCTTTAAATCGTTAGTATCTTGACACTTAACAACGAGCTTGTCGCCTTTATCAAAAACGACCTCGTTAGTGGTTTTTTTGACGATATGAAGGCAAACCGATTGCCCAGTAGGCAATACGACAGGAGGCTCCTGATTAGAGAGGTCCCCTGACCACCATATCTTCCACTGCTCAATCAAAAATCCGTCGCCGGCAAGCGTCATAACAAAATCATTTCGATCTGCGATTTTACCGAATCCCGTATCGTCAATGTATAGCACATGACCGTCATATCCGCGCTGGCTTAAATCATAGGACCAGCGAGAGTCACTGGCAACAAGGTGGTTCACCCTGTCATAAACAGTAGTGGTCATAGATGCTCGTCCATTAACATTGGTCGGAGAATTTACAGGATTCTAGGTAAAAATCTAATTCATAAAACTTATCAAAACGTTATTAATGAATGACATTTTCATCGAAGCTACGCAACTCATTGAAAAATGGATTTCTACAATATGGTGTCGGCACTGATTCACAAAACTTTAAGAAAATTACCATCCAAAAGTCATATGCGGTGACATTAAGAAGAATCCTAATAAATTTTTATCCGGAATGATATCCTGATAGATGATCAGTGCTTATGTTTTTGCTATCTCGATGTATTCACAAACGTAAAATTCTTGGTTAGGATTTATCTGATCTTTACTAAGGGGTGAGTTTGATGAAAATGAAGATACGTAGTATTCATGGACACGGTAAGGCCGATGAAGAGTATGTTGTTCTAGATGTGATTGAAGATTGTAACGCTAGTTACTATATGGTTTCTGACACAACTTACACGGCAGATGGCAAAATTTCCAATAAAACGCGGCATAATTTTTGGTTCAACCCTAAAGAACTTAGCGCTGGAGATGTTGTTTACCTATATACCAAAGTTGGCAAAAACGCTTCATCTGAAAGACCAAATGGGACTAAGACTCATAAGTTTTATTGGGGGCTGAAGGTTCCAGTATGGAATGATGATGGTGATGGAGCAATCCTGTTTGAAATTAAAACATGGAAGACCAAGAAAGTTTCTGATACCAAGTAATCAAAAAGCCCACTCAGGTGGGCTTTTTGTTGCGTAGCAGATATAAAATTTCATCAACTTTTGATTCTATTCCTGAAACTCTTCGTTCAAATTCATGGGTTTTTATGCTTGGCTCCGGCTCATAAACATCTCTTGAAAGCGTGTTTTTAGACTGCCTTAAGTTAGCTTTTCCGCTCTGATTTATTGTTATTTGAGCGTGGACAGCTACCCCAAGAATCCGAAATGACTCGTAGTGTATGGCAGGATACTCCGGATTAAGAGATTTAAGGAAAAATATGCCTTGATCCTTAAAATATTGCCTAAAAGTCAAAAGCTTTTCTTCATAGATGCCACACAGAACAAAATCACCATTTCCAGCAGTCACGTCTGGGTCGAAAGTAACTATTGTGCCGTCAGGGAAACTTAACCCTTTCTGCGAATCCATCGAGTCGCCCTCAATCATTACCGCAAACGCGTTTTCTCCTGCATCCAATGGCGCTGGAATAAAATCAATGATGTTTGCATCATCAAGGAATGACGAATTGGGTTCAAGGTTGACCTGCATATGGTTGATGACGGGGATTTCACGAAGAGTAATGGTTTTCCTGACATTACCTATTTCTGGAGCATGACCACTACCATTAGCAAGCCACTCGCTTGACGCACCCAACGCAGCGGCGAGGTTATGTAGAGCTTTAAGTCTCGGCTTCGCTTCGCCACCTTCATAGGCAGCAATTTGACGACGAACAACCCCTACCTTCTGTGCTAATTCATCCTGCGTCATTCCAAGTGCTGAGCGCGCTAGAGCAACACGTCTAGGAAAAGAATCATCAAAGTTCATAAGTGCGCACCTAGAATGCATTGACACACAAAAAATCGAGGATAATAATCATCCTGCAAATTGCGAGTCTGTGAGTTTTAAAGACAACAGAGGTGAATAATGGAACAGGTAACAGGAAAGGGCAAGCAGATCTCTTATCGCCCACGCCCGGAAGTCCGCGAGTTTCTCGAGAAGAAAGCCGGAGAAACGTATCGCTCAGTACAGGGGATGATGGATTACTTTATGGATCAGGTTATGGAGATGGAGAGGAAAGGTGAGCTTAACATCCAGTGAATACAGTGAAGCCCGGAAGTGCGCTAACACTAACCGGGCTTCTAATGTCAGTAACTTTCGGAGCAACTAACAATGAACAGTATAGCAATTATCGAAGCAGTAAACACCACTTCTCTGCCGTTTCATGGTCAGCACATCATCACCGCTATGGCTGCTGGTGTGGCATATGTGGCTATGAAGCCGATCGTTGAAAATCTGGATATGAGCTGGTCTACGCAAGTAAGAAAACTCATGGCGCAGACGGATAAATTCAACTGTGTTCATATGAACATGGTTGCGAGTGACAGAAAGTTGCGCGAGCTTCTTTGCATTCCTCTTCAGAAGCTAAACGGATGGCTATTCAGCATCAACCCGGCAAAGGTGCGTGACGACATTCGTGCTCGCCTGGTGCGTTATCAAGAAGAGTGCTTTACCGCTCTTCACGATTACTGGACTAAAGGTGCAGCGATCCGCAAGCCGGAGACCACCGTTGATGACCGCACGCCACTCCGAGGCATCGTTAATCGCATCATGGGTAAGTACGGCATGACCTATCAGGCCGTTTACAAGCTCGTGCATAAAGAGTTTGGTGTGAAGCACATTGATGAGCTTACTGCCAAACAGACTATAGAGGCAGTTGAATACTTAGCTGGAAAGGTAATTGAAGGTGAGTTTGTTGGGAAAGAAACACTGCCAGCTATTAACTTCAACTTTGAAATGTATGTTCACAATGTGAACGTGGCATGCATTCACCTGGAGGAAGTCAGAAAATTGTGGAAAGGGCAGCTTGCCCCTGCGTTACGGCTGATTGAATCACCACTGGCAGTAAGGTTAGAGGACAGAATTTCTGACGCAGGAGCGATTGTTAATGGCTTACGAGGCGCTCTTGAGCGAGCTTCTGGATTTAAGGGGTTGCGGACTTTTGGCAGGGAGTAGCTCTAAAAGAAAAACCGCCAGTGGCTGCTGGCGGCTTACATCAACTAAACGATTAGGTATCAATCAATGCTTACAGATAATTTAGCAGTACGCGGATCTGTTGTCACGGACAAAACTATCGATAGTCAGTCGTTGCTCGAAATGGTTAATGCTGCTCGTAAAGAGTGCGGAGAGCCAGTGGTGCGCAACAACAAGTTCCTTGAAAAAATCGAAGATGAGCTTGAAGGAGAGTTTTACACCAAAAGTGCAAAACCGTCTGGCAGTAACGGCGGCCGGCCAGTTGACGTAATTGGGATGACGATGAAGCAGGCACTTCGTGTGGCGGCTCGGGAATCAAAAGCAGTTCGCCGTTCTCTCGTTGATAAACTGGAGGCAATGAGCCAACCAACGTTTGACCCGATGGTAGCTCTCAACGATGCGGAGTTCTTGCGCGGCACGCTACTTTCATACAGTGAAAAGGTTATCGCTCTTGAACACAAAGTCGAAGAGATGAAGCCAGATGTGGAAGCCTTTGACCGAATCGCTAAAGCAGATGGCAGCATGTGTATTACCAACGCAGCTAAACATCTTCAGGTGCAGCCAAAGTTTCTCTTCAAGTTGATGTCGGAGAATCATTGGATTTATCGCCGCGCTGGCGGGAAGACCTGGCTGGCATATCAGGATCGCATTCAGTTCGGTGTTCTGGAACACAAGATAACAACAGTTGAGCGTTCTGACGGAAGTGAGAAGGTAGTTGAACAAATTCTCGTTACTGCTAAAGGGCTGACCAAACTTTCTAAAATGCTTGGCGTGACCGGAGTGGCTGCTTAATCGGCGGACCATTTCGCCAATCAGCCGAAATCCCGGCCAATCTCCCGAAATTTCGGGACATCCCAACCCGCCCAGGCGGGTTTTTTTATGGAGAAATAAATGGATCGTCAGATTGTTTACCCGGGTGCTATCCCGCTCGAGACAGACCTGCTTAACACCAATAAGTACGCCATGATGGGGCTGGCAAAGCTCGCCGCCGCGATGATGGGGTCGAATACCTATCTGCATGGTCTGGCCTGTACTCCATCATCACCAGCCTCAATGGTGGTGAACGTGGCTAAGGGTCAAATTTATAGCCTGCAGAACGTGGACGGTACCGCTTACTCTTCACTGGCAGCAGATACTACAAACACTATCCTGAAGCAGGGCGTAGTCCTCAACTCAACCGCCTTCACGCTGACTGCACCGACTACGGCAGGGCAGAGTATCAATTATCTTGTTCAGGTTACGTATAGCGACACGGACTCCGGTGCGACCGTTTTGCCTTATTACAATGCGGCTAACCCGTCCGTAGCTTACAGCGGTCCGAATAACGCGGGCACCGCTCAGAACACAGTCCGTTCTGGTGTTTGTACTGTTGCTCTGAAAGCTGGCGTGGCAGCCACTACCGGCACACAGACAACGCCTTCGGTTGATACGGGCTATACAGCCGCCTGGGTTATTACGGTCGCTCAGGGTGCCACTACCATCACCGCCTCAAACATTGCGATAGCAGCTAATGCACCCTTCCTGCCGACAGCAGGTATCTTTTCAGCCGTTCAACAGGGAACTCTGACTTACGCTGCAGACATCGGCGCGGCCAATGCCTATGTGGCTTCATTCTTGCCAGCACTGCCATCGCTCACTGATGGCATGCGTGTAACCTTTAAAGCTAAAACGGCCAACACTGGCGCATCAACATTAGCGGTGAATGGCGGCTCTACTTACCCGGTTTATTCTCATGCTCACCAGGCGCTTCAGGGTGGAGAGTTAATTGCCAACGGTCTGGTTGAGGTTGAGTGGAATAGCACGCTTACGGCTTGGGTACTTTGCGGCAATAGTGGCGGTGCATTACCTGTAGCTGCTGCTACTCAATCAAACCATGCTTTGCAGCTCGGGCAGGCAACGGGTCGCTTACTCAGGGCGCCACAAATATTCAACGCTTCTGGCACATACACACCTTTAAACGGAACGAAACTAATTCGCGTACGGGTCTGGGGCGCAGGGGCAGGTGGACAAGGGATGAGCGCTGTGGATACGAGCTATACATCTGGTGCTGCCGGAGCCTTTGCAGAATCGTTCATAGATGTATCTGCCATTACGTCCTCTATTTCGGTTGTGGTAGGGGTTGGTGGGAGTTCAGTAGCCGCTGGGTCAAGCTCATATGGAGGGGTTGGCGGTGACAGTTCATTTGGCACATATATCACCTGCACTGGTGGAAAAACAAATGCCTCTGGAACTACAGGCGGCGTAGCCACAGGAGGCACTGTTTTCAACGTATCTGGGCAAACTGGTCAAGGTGGCAGATATGTTTCTTCATTAACATCAATCATTGGTGGCACAGGTGGAAGCGCATTTGGCGCTTACAGTGCATTGCCGCACTCTTCAATACCCGGAGATACAGGTGGTTATCCTGGAGGAGGTGGAGCTGTGGGGTGTTTCGTATCTTCTTCCACTAGCTATGCGTCAGGTGCGGGCGCATCAGGTCGAGTTATTATTGAGGAGTATGCATAATGAGTTCTTGTGCAGTAATTCAAAATGAAAAAAATGAAGTTTTAAACACAATCGTTGCAGATCCGGATTTCGAAATCGAAGGATTTTACTTAATAGAATATGATTCAGATATAGTCTTCTGTCAGAAAGGTATGTTTTATAATGAAAAGGATAATCTTTTTTATGATGAAGAAGGTTTTAAGCATATAAATGGCACTGAAGTGTAAATTGAAAAGCCCGTCATTTCGACGGGCGAGTCATTGCTTTTTGAACTCTATGCCTGAAAGTCTCTATATTTCTCTCAAAAACATAGTAAATGATTGCACCTAATAACAATGAGGCTATTATTGATAGAAGCATCATAGGTATGCTGTTAGTGTATTTTTCTGCAAGCTGAGTCAGCACAAACCAATGAGCTAGGTAAGTTGAGAAACTATGGTTCCCAATTTTACGCATTAGCGAACCTGAAAGAATATCTGATGTTATGCCTGTATCTGATACTGATAAAAAGATAAAAATAGCCCAGGCAATGCTGATGGATAGGTAACTTGTCGCAAGGTTTGGTACGATAATCCTGCCTGTTATAAGGTTGCAAAAAGATGGGATTATTAATAACAACAAAAACATTAAGGCAAATATGTAAAAGCCATATTTGCGGGGTGGAGTATTAAGATTCCTTATAATATAAGATAAAAGGATTCCTACTATGAAGCTAGATATATACCAGCGGGTTTCTATAGAGTTTTCCTGAAGTAAGCTAGCAGGGTAAAAATATCTAAATGCAGTAGTCATTAAAGTTGCTAAGAGCACAACCGAGAACACCCCGAATCGATTTTTAATGGCTTGGAGTGCTATCAATAATATCGGCAGTATGAAATAAAACTTAAATTCTACTGGGATAGTCCAAAGGTGTGCAAAACCTTGCTGAAAAGCCAAGATATTTCTTAGTTTTTCTGCATCATAATAGCCCAAGTAAAAATAGAAAACTGAAGCTATAAAAAATAGCGGCAATATCCTTAAAGCTCTACCAAAAAAATATTCCGAGACGGATTTTATATTTAATCCATTTTTTAAAAACTTATTTGTAAGTAAAAAAGCACTAAGAACAAAAAATAGCCACACACCTATTTTCCCCGTTCCTCCTAAATAAGGTCTCGTAGCTGGTATGAACATAACTAACGCATGGGCAACCAGAACAACCAGCACTGCTAGTCCCCTGATCCCATCGGCTGCCGGAAAATGGCCTGCTAAATTGCCTCTTTGCTCTGTCAAAATTACACCATGTTTTGTTGGTTTAAGATTTTCCGCATACTTTGATTAATAAGTAGCTGAGCGTCAAATAAAAAAGCCCGGCGACCGGGCAATGACTCAACCGCGCCTCTCTGAGCAAGCTACGGGGTGGGTAATTTGAGGTTAGTCACCCGCAACCGAAGCCGCCAGCCTAAATTTTCAGCGCCATCAATGGCTTTACAAAACTGTGAGCCGTTTCGGCTTGATCAAATCCACTGATCGATATTACTGTTTATCCATACAGTGTTTGTCAAAGGAGGATTTAGCATGCCGCGCGACTATGAAATCAAACACGCATTTATGAACGCTATGAGGCGAGAACCGGGTATGGGCGTCATTGTCACGACACAGGAGTTTGTCCATCAACTGGAGAGGCTTAACTGGCACTTCAGTCTGCGTGAGGCGAACCAGTGGATTAAGGCCAATACGGTGACGTTTCGCGATGCGTCGACGCAGGAGGGTGAGGCTAAAACCTACAAACAGTTCAACCCGAACGGGGGAATCTGATATGGGCTTCCCATCACCGGCATCGGACTATGTTGAAACGCGTATCGACCTGAACAAAATCCTGATGCCTCATCCGACCCATATGTTCATGATTGAGACGCCGATCGGATTCGCTATTATCGACAGGACGGTTCATGGTAAATCAGGAGATAAAGTGGCATTCCAGTTTGGCGAGTTCCCGCAGCTGGGGAGATTGTTCACTACGGGGATTATCACCTCAGATGGCGAGACGATTGACGGAGAGGGCATGGACGGCATCATTGTGCTGGGGAAAGTGACGGCTGAGGTTGTGTCCGTACATGAGCACAGCAGGCCGATAATTTAGCCGTAGCACACATGTAGCACAAAAAAATACCGCAAATCACCTCAAAACCACCACGACGGCAGTTTGTGACTTGCGGTATGTCTCTGTAAAACCACGCTTCAACGCACATCAACCTGACTGGCTAAATATTCAAAGTGAAATTATGAATATGCAGGTTTAGTGAGCTGATTCCGCTGAACAAGGCACGCCTGCGTGGAAGTGGATTAGGGTAGTGGGTTGCCAGCATCAAGGCCGATCCCTTTG